GAGTCCTTCTACTTTCATTGTGCTGTTTCTCCCCAGACGGCTGATTTACTGTATTGTTGGTACATACCCCTCTTCCTAGATACAAAATTTTCAACTGGGAGAAAGATGGCAGTCTTATAGTCTTCTCTATTTATTTTATACATCGGTGTTTCTAGACCTTCAATTACGTAATTATGATAGCACTGTTTTGGAAACTTTGCCCTACCATTTTCCAATCCGAGTACCACATTCATTCTGGATCTATGTCTTAAGTAGTGCAAGTTTGCACCATAAAACTTTGGACCACCACTTAAGACATATACTAATGGAAATTCATCATAGTATTTTAACTTCCTTGCATATGTAGCTTTGTATTCAAAGATATACAACTCACCCCCAGATGGAATCATAGTTTCTTCCATCTTAGCCATATCCGAATAGAGATCGGATTGTTGATATTGCATTCTCACTGCATCTCTATACCAAGAGTAAGATCTTGGTTCATCACCAGCTAATTCTCTTATCTCTTGAAATATACTCATACCTTAAGTTCGTCTTCTGTAATTAACATGAACTTATAATTTCTATCTTCGCAAAACTCTTTTGCTGCGTTCCACTTTGCTTGATTTTTAGCGTACTCAGTGACCTCATAGATATATTTTTTAGTCATTCTTTGTTGTACCTTTGGTTCTCTGGTTTGTCTTTTTGGTTTCACTTCAATGAGATACTTTTGTATTTTACCATCGACATCCTTAACCTTAATGTAAAAGTCAACAAAGTATCTATGAACCTTGTTATCCAAAGGAGATCTATAAGGAATTATAATTTCTTCACTTCCCCACTCAAGAATACTATTATTAAGATCACAGTATTTCATAAACTTTAGTTCCCAAGAAGATCTATAAATAATATTTCTATAGTCTCCCCTATACTTAGAAACGTTTCTTGGAATAAATTTTCCTTTCAAAGTGTTCATATATAGCTATAAGGATACCACACAAAAATATTTATGCCTACCCCCGCTGCTTCAAAAATTTTCGGGACTTCTAGTGATGTGTATGGCGATTTAATGTGGCCTAGTAATATAACTTCTGGATTTGATTATTTACGTATAGATATTGTATCATTTGTCCCCAATAAAATGGGAGTTAGTACTGGAAGTCTATATGATTCTAGCTTAGCGGCTGTTTCAATTCCAACTCCCACATTAAATACGACTAGTGATACTATTTTAGCTGCTGGAGTAACTAATGCGATAGTATCTACAGGAACTAAAACCACTCAAAAGAATCTGGGAACTATCATGTTACCAATTCCAGAAGATTTGAACTATACAGATACTCCAAAATGGTCTGATCAAGAAGTGGGAGTTCTTGGTAAATTCGGACCGCAACTTGCAGCAGCAATTCAAGGTGATGATTCTGCATCGATAACAACTAGTATTCAAACATTAGCCGGTGCCGGTAAAGTTGACATTGCTCTAAAGGCACTAGGAAAATTTGCAGATCCAAATGCAATAACACAAAACATAAATGGAAAAATTGCTAATCCTTATGTTGAACAAATATTTAATGGACTTGGGTTGAGATCATTTGATTTCTCTTGGAAACTGGTTCCAAGAAATAAAAAAGAACAAGACTCTATTCATAGAATTATTAAAACACTAAGAGCAAATGCTTTACCTGGTTTTAGTGAGACCTTTGGTGGTGGTACTGGAAATGCAGTATTAGATAAGGATCTAGATGATAATCTCGTTGGAACCGATCCCAATAAAGAAGACTCTGTTGGTAAAGTAAAGTCAACAAATAGATGGCTGACTGTTCCAAATATCTATAAACTTAGGTGGATGTCTGAAGGTACGGATATTGAATCACTACCAAAAATAAAACCATGTGTCCTAAAAAATATCCAAGTTTCATACACACCAGACAATGTATGGGCTACTCACCTAAAAGATGGTAGATCAAATCCATACCCAGTTGCTTATAATTTAAATCTTAGTTTTGGTGAAGTAGAAATCATAACTGGAAAAGACGTAATGGAAGGAAATTACTAAAATGTTTTTCAACGCAATACCAGATGTTTTATACCCAGACTTTACAGATAAGTCAAAGTTAAAACTATCAAAAAACATATTCAGAAAAGTAAGACCAAGAGACAACTATAATACTGCATTTGTATCTAGCAAAAAATATACAATTCAACCTGGAGAAACACCAGATAAAATTGCATTTGCAGCATACGGCGATCCAGAGTGGTATTGGGCTATTCTAACTGTGAATAACATTGTTGATATGAATACTCAATGGCCTCTAGATTCTGATGAGTTAGAAAAATTAATTGAAGAAAGATATGGTGATCAACAAAACATAACTAGACACTGGGAAACAAATAAAATTTTAGATGCTTCAGAGAATGTAGTTCTTGAAGGTGGAATTATTATTGAAACATTTATGAACACCACTCAACAGCAATCAAATTCCTACTGGCCCAATTGGTCATTCACTTATATTGATTCGTATACAGTTGATAGTCAGAATAGACTTGTAAGTTCTGTAGAAAAGACTGTTACTGCTGTCCAGAATCTTTCTAGAGTAACAAACAGAGAATATGAGTATGCGTTGAATGAACTGAAGAGAGAAATATATCTACCCAAAAGGTCTGTTCTAACAAAAATGCAAGAAGAACTTGAAGATCTTCTTGCATACGATACAGAATATAAAATTACTAGACAAGGTTATAGACTGGCAGAGCAATAAAAAAGGGGTCCGAAGACCCCAATCTTATCAATCAAATTCTGCGAGATTCGCAAAGAAACTCAGAGTATCATCCTCATCATCAGACGATACACGAGGTTGTACAGGTTCCTCACGTACATATGAAGTAGTTGCACGAGGAACTTCAACTTCGAAATCTTCATCCTCTTCGGTTTCCATATCAACACGAGGTTGTTTCTTACCGTTGAGTACAGCATTCAAACGTTTCTCCAGTTCTTCATAGGTTTTGAAGTTGGATGCATCGGTGAATGCAGTCAGGGAATGAAGTTTGTTATAGACTTGTTCCAGTTGATCATCATCAAATCCACCAAGAGTTGACTGAGATGCAAACTCACTGGAATCATAGTTCCAGTAACCAGCAACCTTCTTGATCTTCAGTTTGAAATCAGCACCCTTCCAGAAGTCGAAAGGATTGATAGGAGTTTCATCTTCAAACTCAGGTTGCATTGCTGCAAGGATCTTATCATAGATCTTCTTACCATACTTGAAGAGGAAAACACGACCCTCGTTTTCAGGATGCAGAGGATCACGAACAACGTAGATATTACTGTAGTAAGACAGTTTGCGTTTCTGTTTACGAGCAACTTCTTTATCAGCGTCATGACCACTGTTCCACAGTTGACGATTCAGTTCACCAACAGGGTCAGACTTGTTGATCGTAGTCAGACTATTCTCGATATACCAACCACCAGGACCTTGGAATGCGTGACTAAAGATCTTGGCCCAGGGAAGATCTTCTCCTTCGGGTGCAGGTAGGAAACGAATCACTGCATAACCATTTCCAGACTTGTCCAGTTCAGGTTTCCAGAGACGATCATCGACTCCACTAGACCTCTCAGAGTTAGAAATCTTTTCCAGTTCCTGAGTCAGTTTATCGAAGGACGAGTTAGAATTTTTCTTGAGTGCAGCAAAAGACATGTGTATTCTCCGTATTGTGTACGTATTTGGCCTGTGGGGTTTCCCAACCACCTGGCTATAATACCAGGTCTTGGGGGTGGTGTCAAGTTTCTTCAGCAAATTTTTTGAGCTGTAAGATTTCCTCCTTCATGCGGCGGAAGACTTGACCAGCATCCGTCTCTCCCTCTTCAGCGACGAATGGTAGAGTACTAGCTAACATATCAACAAACTCTTTAGCATCTTCTTCATCAGAATATTTTGCCCTGAAGTAGATCATCTCTTGCAATTCAAGAAGTCTCTCCATTAGTTTGAGATATTGTACAGCTCCTTCATGAGTACGAAATTTGGAACTCATCAAAAGTGATTGAATCTCCTCAAAGATTTGCATCAATTCTGCAGCTTCTGAACGAATTATTTCGTTATCAAAGAACTCCATATGTTAACCAGTATTCTTTTGTATTTATCCTTATCCACAGAAAGGAATGGTTCGTATTTCACTACTCGTTTCTTTACCTCAGGCCAAACAATAGGTTCAGAAATTTTTTGAGTGAGATATGGAATGTAGTTAATAAGTTTCTGGAGTATTACCATTGACTCCAAACTTACATTACCACCAAGATGTTCTTTCAAAATAATAGGATGCTGTCCATCTTTAACTTTGAAGAGAGAATCAAAGTCTGGTTCTATGTCCGACAATCTATCCATTTCATTCTGAAATAGAAAAGACATACTCTGAATTTTGTTCTTCCAATCAGCGTATGTCTTTGATTTATTAACTGAGATGTTTCCGATCCAACAGTTACCATCTATAATAAAGTGACTTACAAGAAACTGTACGAGTTCCTGTTGGTCAAATTTAGTTCCCAGTTTTTTAAAAAAATATTTGTCTTTTCTATTCTCAAAAGACTTTGCACTAGCACGAGACTTACCATTAAAAGTAAAGAAGTTGTAGTTGTCTTTTGAGAAATGAAGTTTTAGAGCGAGATAAGTTTTATATACTTCAAACCCGTCCATATCAAATAGGTAGTTTAGCTCGAGAAGATCTCTTCATAAATGCTAATCGTTGAGCATCATACTTAAGTTTTTCTTTCAGAGTTTTAGAAAGAAGTTTAGGTACAGATTCAAATTCGATTTCATTCTCTTCGCAAAAGGTAAGAACAGCCTCAATGTAGTTTAGTTGACCATTACTAGCCTTAACAATATTCTCAACTTCCATAGAAAACTTGGAAGATGTCATGAACTTGTCGTTTAATACTTCATTGATGGCGTCTTTGCTTTTACTCATTAGCAGATTTCCACTCTCGTATATACTGAGCAAGTTTTCTAATGTATTCTGATTTGTTTCGCTTCTCATAGATAACGCATTCTCCATTTTCACAAGACATGATGATGACTAGTTTCTTTACCATTATACCAGTTAATTCGTACAACATGCAAGCATATGCAACAGCTTGTACAAAATAACCTTCGATCCATTCTTCTGGTTTTGGTTCCTTCGAAGTCTTGAAGTCAATGACTGCAAGTTCTCCATCATATTCTGCAATACAATCAACCGTTCCAGCAACGCCTAGTTTTAAACTGTACAGAGGTGACTCTAGTGCGTAAATATTATTTATCTTATCTAAAAATGGTCTTGCAAACTTGAACAGAAATTCAGATAAAGGTTGAACTTCAGGTAGGGTTTGATTCTTTAGATAATATTCTACCATTGTATGCATATCAGTTCCCCGACTTGCAGCTTTTCTGGTGATAGCATTTGCTTTGTCTTCACCAACTCTCTTTCTCCATTCTTTGATGGATTTAGCTTTCTGAAAACTAGTAACAGTTGTAATTGAAACTAGTTTTACATCTTTGTGATCAGGGATTTGATAATAC